CAAGTATCCTTGTCATACATCGCTCCCTATACTTAAAATTTTTGCAATGGAGAAGAGGCGAAACTCCCCCTTCCCCTCCAGCCTTATGCGCAGATGGTCGCAGCGGCGGGGCCGCACGGGCACGGTGACGGTGCCGATGCCCCGGAAATTGATGCGGCCCTTGCGCTCCCAGATGCCGGAGGAATCGTACTGGACGTAGATATCCATCCATGCCCCCTCCTCCATCTGCAGGCGGAAATTATAGCGGGAGAGGTATTTTCTGTCCGGGTACTGGTAGCAGAGTATGCCGCTCTCCGCCATCCAGTCCACATGGCTCTCCTGCTCCCCCTCCGTGCCCATCAGGGCGTAGAGTCTGTTGTCCGACAGGGCGTAGAGCTCCGGGCCCAGCGCCGCAAAGTCCGTGACGCGGAGGGAATCCTCCTTTATCCACAGGCCCCGGGCCATGTCGTAGACCAGAAGCTCATAGTCTCCGGCGGCGTTTTTCATGGAGATGTAGTAGCGCTCGGCTATTGCCCCGGCCACAGCATCGCTGTAGCTTTCATCCCCCAGCGCCTCGGACACGGTGAGGGGAAAGCCCCCCTGATAGGAGCAGACCGCGCCCCGGGCCTTGTAAAACAGAGTTTCGTTTAGCACCGCAAGGCTCTTGTGGCTGCCCTTTTCCACGCCGCGGCAGACAGTTTCCGACACATGGTGGGCGCCCACTGCGGAGACGGAGATGCGGTGGATGCGGTTTTCCTTGAAGAAGGTGGGGTAGCCCATGAAGTTCACAGCCCCCGTCCATGGCCCGTCGGAGCCCACGGAGGCGGTCCAGCTGTCGGAGGCCAGACCCTGATACTGCCGCCAGTTTTTGAAGTCGCCCAGCGCGCAGCAGTAAAGCTCGTTGAGGCTGTCGCCGTATCGGCAGCCCCAGAGCCTGTTGCGGCACTCGATGACATAGTCCATGTCCGGCACCCTGCGGGAAAGGGAGATGCTGCCATTTTCCTGGGTGAAGGCTTCGTCTATAAGGCCGGGGAAAACGATGTAGTCCGGCTTGTCCTCCGCCCCGCCAAGGGCGGTGATAAGCTTTGTGCCGTTGAGCTCTTCAAGCTCCGCGCCGCTTATCTCCACACCGTCGTCCTTTTTAAAAAGCGCCGGTATCTCGCCGCAGGAGGCAAAGCTCATGCGGGTGTAGGCTGTCACGATCTCCACCCATTCGCCCAGGGCCGCGCTCCACTGGCGCAGCACATGGGGAATGGCGGAAGTGTCTATCCAGAGCGCGGCATTTTCCGGCTCCTCCGGGGCGGTCTGGGAGAGGCTGGGCGTTTCGTACTCGCTGCCGTCGGCCTGACACAGAGAGATGCGCACGCCGCCCGCGCTGCTGTAGCTTGCCTCCATGCTGCCGAAGTCTGTGGGCTCGGCGGTGTTAAAATAGAGCTTGTCGGGGAAAATGCAGATATAGCTGCCCATGCTGACAAGCTGCTTTTCGCCGGGGAGAAGCTCTGTCAGCGGAGTTTTCTCCCCGCCGCAGAACAGCGCCCCCTCGTCCACCCAGCAGAGCCTGTCCTTTGCCATAAGGCCGCCGGGGCTTTCAAGGCTTGTGACAAAGCCCCGCTTTCTGCGGTTTGCAAGCAGGGGGTAATGGGCGGTGGAGAGATTCTTGCAGTCGTACAGCTCCCCCTCCTCTATCTTCAGCCTGCGGCGGTAGCCGGAGAAGCTGTCGGTGAACTGCCGCTTGAGGTATTCATTTTTCATTGCAGGAAGCTGTGGCATGTTCTCCTCCTAAAATACGAATTTCGCGCCCCGGCTCATGGGGGGATTTACCCTGTTGTACCAGTTTGAGTACTCCCTGAGCAGGCTGTTGAACATGGTCATGCGCCGGTTGTAGCGCTGGGTCTCGGCGTTCTCGGCGGCGATCATGGCCTGCAGATAGTTGTAGTAGATGTCCTCGGCGTAGGGCGCGGCGATGAGCAGAGTCTCCTGCCCCGTCTCATAGTGGGCGGGGGCCTGGGCCCGGGGGCAGCGGGGACGGACAAGCTCGTTGAAGAGCTTGCCGTCCAGAGTGCTCAGCCAGTGGAGCTTCTGCTCGGGAGAGTACTGGTTGGGCTCCATCATGTCCACCCGGTCGATGATGTCCATGGCCTTCATGTCAGTTGCCGGAGTTTTTCATGCCGTCAACATTCTCGTAGAAGATGTCGGCGGCGCGGCCGCTGCGCTCGATCTCGGCGGCGACGCTGAGGGGCACCATGGACTTCTTGCCGCGGGGCAGCAGATAGTTTACACCGTTGATGCCCACGAAGAGATTGGGATCCTCCCTGTCGGACTGACGGGGGATGAAGATTTCAACACGCTTTTCGCTCATGCTCTTGCCTCCTTAGTTTTCCTTGTCGCTGGCGGAGAAGCTGGAAGTGCTCATCACGCGCAGCAGTCGCTCGGGATAGAGGATGGTGGCGCCGTTGGTCTCAAACTTGTAGCCGATGGTGCTGAACTGATTGAGAGGGCCGCCGATCTCGCCCTTGTCGTGGATTATCATTTCCAGCGCGCCGCCCTCGGGGTCGATGATGCCGAAGCTGTCCTTGCCGAAGAAGTAGCTGGCGTAGCTCATGGTGCCGGACTTGTTCTTGTAGGCCGCGGAGTTTTCACCGCCCAGCACGGGGGCAAAGACGTTCTCGATGAAGCGCACGCCGTGGATTTCGCCGATCTCGCCGTTGAACAGCTCCTCGGGGGAGCCGTACTTGTGGGCCTCGATCCAGCCCTCGCACTCTCTCAGGTCGTGGGCAACACTGGGATGGATAACGGCGTAGTAGCGGCCGTTGATGCGGGGGACGCGGTTTTTCTTGAGAATGGTGACGGCTCTGTTGACCATTGCGGGGCTGAGCAGGGCATAGCCGTCTGCCTCGGATGCGCCCATCTGGGCGGCCTCGCTGGGCTGGGAGAGGAGCTTGCCCTCCTTGTCCACATTGTCGCAGTAGAGCACATTGGTGTTCACCAGCAGTGCATCGCGGATCAGGGCCTCCTGAGTTTCGGCGGCGGAGGCGCCCATCTCCTCGGTGGCGCCCAGGATAACATCGTCATAGGCGCGCAGCTCCAGTCTGTCGGTGATGGAGGTGTAGGTGCCGTACTGCTCCACGCTGCCCATCACGGAGGTGACGCCGAACTTCTGGCCGCTGGGGATAACGCCCTCGGTGAGCTTTGCGGCGCGGTCAAAGGTGTTCCACTTGCGCCATTCGACGCTGCCGTGGTGGTTCTTGGGCAGGGGCTGGCGCTTGGCAAACTGGGCGTAGAACAGCTCGCTGCGGGCGTTTTCCAGAAGCTCCGTGTCGTAGAAGGTCTTCATCTCGGGTGCGAGAGTGCGGCTGTCGTCAAAGCCCTCGGCGGCGCCGGTGGAGGCGTTGACATAGCCGGTGCTGGTGTTTACCACAGTGCCGGCATCGGCAAAATACTGAAGGTCAAAAATAAAGTTTTTAATGATACATCATCCTTTCTTATTGTTTAGACGCCGGGGTAAATTTTTGCCCGCCTTGCCGCGTTTGCCTTTCCCGCTTCACTCTCGTTTGCGGCAAAGGCGCGGCTGCGGTAGAGAAAATTACCCCTTCATCTGCCCCCGGCAGCGGGGTAAATTTTCTCTCCCAATACCCCGGCGGCGTAGATGCGCTTTTTCAGCAGCTCCCGCTCGGCCCGGCTCATGACGGTGCCCGCCGCATGGGCAGCCCCCATGCCCGCCCCGCTCTCACGGGGTCTGGAGGCCCCGGACATGATGCTGCGGCTGAGCTTTTCAAGGCTTTCGCGGGCGGCGCGCTTTCCTATCTCATCCCTGTGCAGGGCGTAGTAGGCGTCCGCCAGAGCAATGCCGGTGTGGGGCGCGGTGAGGCGCAGAAGCTTCTGGTCCTCCAGGGCGCTCATAAGCTCAAAGTCGGGAAACTCTCCTATAAGCTCCTGGGCCTGCTCCAGCAGCGCATCCAGATGCTGCAGGGCATTTTCCATGTCCTGTCGGCTTTTCTCCGCAGCGGCGAGGCTGAGCCTGCGCAAAGCCGCCTCCGCATCGCCGCGGTTTCTGAGTCTGCGCTGCACTATGGCCTGCACGGCCCTGTCATAGCACTCGCGGTACTCAGGGTCTGAGAGAATCTGCTGCCATGTGAGCCTTTCGGCGGCAGCCATGTTCTGCCCGGCGTCGGCAGTGTTTTCGCCCGTGGTCAAAGTCTCAAGAGACTCGAAGTTTTCCTCCATGATATCCTCCTCCATACTTATAGATAAGCCTTGCCCAGACCGGGATTCTTACCCGGATAGCCCTGGGTGTAGGCATCAATGGGGCTGAGATTGTAGTAGTTCACCCCGGCGTGCTGTGCCCCGGCGGGCAGCAGGCCGTTCTGGCGCATGAACTCATAGCCCAGGGCGTAGGCCTGCTCCTGGCTCATGCCGGCGCGCTCCAGCTCCTCGGCAGAGGGCATGTAGCCGGTGGAGGCAATAAGCTGGGCGAGATTTGAGTAGGCATCCTTCTGCTTTGTGTAGTCAAGCTTGGCCTGCTCGTCGGCCCGGTCGCGCTCATCCTTATAGCGCTTGTAGTCGGAATCGGCCATGCCCCTGGCGGCAGTAAACTCATTGTTCAGCGCCTCGCCCTCGTCCTTGTAGCGCTGGTAGGCCTTGGAATAAAGCTCGGGCATCACGTCGCTGAGCTTTTTGAGATACTCGCCGTACTGCTGCTGGCCCACGCGCTGGGAGTAGCTTGAGCCGTAGCCTCCCGTCAGATCCGCGGCCTCGGCCATAGTGCTTTTCATGGCAGCCTCGCCCTCGCGCTTATAGCTGTCCCTGTAGGCGCGGTAGCTGGGGTCTGAGGATGCCTCGTACTTGAAGGCGGGGCGGTTTTTAAGCTTTTCGTAGCTCTGCTTCACATCCGCATCATAGGCCCCGCTGTAAGTTTCCTTTTTCTCTTCCATAGTTTTCTCCTTAATACTCGCATACTTTGACATAGTCCGGCTCGTATTCCGCCAGCAGCGCAAGGCCGGCATACACCGTGTCGAAGCTCTCCCGGCACAGTGCCTCCATATCCGGCGCAGGCCGGGCGGCGATGCTGATGCAGCCGGGGGATTTTTTCACCGTCAGGCCAAGCTCATCCCCCATGTCGGAAAGCCGCTTTTCAAGGCACATGATCAGCATGCTCTCC